TCAGGGTTCCCACATGACACCTGAAAAAAGCTTGTAGAGGCCGGCCAATGCAAAGGCGCCTATGGTGGTATTTATGAATTTCACCTTGACGCTGTAAGTCCCTTTCCGGAAATCACGTAGAAAGTGCATGTCTTTCTGTGCCTCCAGCGGGTGTTCGATGTCGACGCCCAGTGCGCGAAGGACTTCCCGCGCCCCTTCACGTCCACCCTCCTTGCCACCCAAACGGGCAATTTCCCGCAACTCTTCATTCGTCACGGCTCCCCCCTTCCAAATCCAGCCTGAATTTCGGCATACCAACCAGCGCAGCGGAGCACGCGGGCATTGGACCGGCCAAGGGCTTGATCCGTTCGAAGTAAAGCGACATCCAGCGGTTCGCCAGTGCGGACACCGGAGCGCTCTATTTTCCGACAATCATCCGGATGGTCCGGCAGAACCTTCTGCGCTTCCCTCCGTCCGGCCTGTTCCGCTGCCGCTTTCAACCGCTGGTCAACGGTTCCGCAGGCGCTCAACGAGACCAGGCTCAACAACGCAGCTATCTTCAACGGTTGAGACATAGTGCTCAAGCTCCTGTTCGGCGGCCTCGGCTTCGGCAAAGGCCTTTTCGATTTCGGTTTGAAGACGCATCGCCGCCCCGGCTGCGACAGCATGGCGGCGCTTCAGCTCTTCCAGCTCCGCCCGGCTTGAGGCCAGTTCCACCTTGGCGACATATTCAACAACCGCCCGGCGCACCGCGCCGGACCTGTCCACCTTGTGCCACACAAAAAAACCGCCCAGAACGGCGGCAACGGCGAGAACGGAACAGGCGGCGCGGCTTCGCAGGAGCGCGCCTGGCAAGCCGATCATTTCAGCCCCGCCATGCACAGTTCGTATTCGCCGATGCGCGTCTTATCACCATATTCGCGCCGCAGCACCAGTCCCCGGATCGTCCGCCCGCCGGCCTTGTTGAACCAGGTCAGCGCCTTGCAGGCCCCGGCAAGGTTCATCGCCATCGCCCGCCTGGCCGCCGTGGACCGGCAGATCGCACCCGTGCCCACATTGTAGGCCGCGTCGAGCATCGCCGCCTGCAGGCTCAGCGGAAGGCCGTCATAACCTTTCACGCAATTCCGCAGCGGTTGCCGGTAGTCCTTTTCCAGTGTGCGGTAGAGCATGTCCCTGCACTCTTCGTCGGTATAGGTATCGCCCTTGCGCACGCCCTTGGTTTCACCGGTGCAGACGGTCCAAACCCTGCCGAGCCTGTCCCAATAGGCGCGGTTCTCGGTGCCCTCCCAGGGAGCCGTCAGGAAAGTTGCCGTCAACGCCACGAGACCGAGCCCGGACGCAAGCGCGGCCTTGGCACGCTTACTTTTCATCTTCCATGTCCTTCTGTGCGAGAATGCGGGCGACGAATGCCCCCGCTGTTGCCAGGGCCGACAAGCCGGCCAGCCGCCCCGGCTCGATGGAATTCCCAAGGAAAGGCAGCGCGGTTTCCGCACCGCTCAGCAGCGCGGCAAACACCATCAGGCGGACGCTCCAGGCCCGTTTCAGGACCCGGCGCCAATCAGCAGTCAATTTCATGAAGAAGCTTTCAAACACAAAAAACCGCCTCGAGGGCGGTACTTACGGTTCAAAGTGTCGGAGAGTTCAGAGTTGCAAGGCTTCCTGCCAAAGCACATCAACTTCTTCCGGTGTGAAACATAAAGCTGACCATAAGCTCATCAATAGTATATTGGCACGCTTAAATTCCGTAGCGTATTCCAACTCTATTTGCGCGTGAGCCCGCTCAATATCGTCTTCTATCACTGAAATCGCTTTATCCACCTGTTCCAGAGACCGACCGCATTGAAGCAATCCCAACCGGAATTGCCGGGCAGTCAAAGGGGGCATTAGTTCTCGAAGTTCTTCATCTGTTGGCGGCACCCACTCTGGTATAACACCGCCAGCTTCTAGCCAAATCTGTAAATACTTCCGCACCAACTGAGCATTTGCACTTGAGTCTTCCACCCGTAAACCATATTCTATACGACTTTCTACTTCATCTCCAGGAACTCTACCCTCAAAAACAACTGTGCCAGTAATGTAACTAGCACCTTTAGCGGTGTGATCGGTTTCCCAATGAGGAAATACTTCGAGTACTTCTCGAATTTCAAATTTATTCCCCATTATGCAACCCTTTGGTAGATGCTCGTGCCATTTCCAGCAACGCCTCGAGAACGCCATGTCCCGGCAATCGTCGATCCTCTGCTTGAAGAGTTGGCGTTGCTATCGATATATTGCTCAGAGTTCGCAGAATAAGTATATAAAGTCCGGCTTGCATTTCGATTAGCTGCAGACGCCCCCCATGAAGCGACAACGATATGACCTAAGGGGAAATTGGTGTCTCCTGCACTGGATGTTGTGCTGAACAGTGCTGGAGGCGAAAAAGTTCCTCCATTGTCTTCAAACCGCCAAAAATTCGTACTGTCATCCCACTGCAACGACCTCCAGGTATTGCTGTTGTCGTCATAGAAATAGGCGTTGCTGTCGCTGCCTCCGTTTTTGCCGACATACCAGTTGCCCTGAACCGTAAGGTTTCCAGTCACGGTGTAGGTTCCCGACATGGTGTCGCTTGCATCCGAGCGTACAAATTGCGTGCTATTCAGCCCGTCCAGCGTTCCGGCGTCATAGCTGGTTGAACCGACCGGCCCCTGTGTGCCCTGCGGTCCGGTCGCACCCGTCGCGCCGGTATCGCCCTTTGCGGACAGCAGCCCCCAGTCGTCGGGTGACGTGCTCGGGTTCTGCCCAATGTTGACCGTCAGCGAAATATAGGCCGAGCCGTTATAGGTCACCGTTTCATCGGAATTGTAGGGCTCGCCGGAAGACCACATTCCGCGGTAAATCAGACCAGGGTCTCCCTGCGGCCCCTGCGGACCCTGTGCTCCCGTCGGGCCTTGAGCGCCGGTGTCACCCTTCGGCCCCTGGACGCCTTCCGGTCCCTGGATACCCTGTGGGCCTTCCGGTCCCTGGATGCCTTGCTGCCCTTGCAGGCCGCGCTCGCCTTTTGAGGTTACGCTGTCCCATTCGGCGGCGGCGTCTTCCGGGAGGACATTTGTGTGGGCTGCAACGCAAATAAAATATGATCCGTCATGGGAAACGGTATCGCTCACATCATAGCTTTGCGAACTTGACCAACTTCCACGATGGACCATACCCACCGGACCGGCGGGCCCCTGAATGCCTTGTGTACCCTGCAGTCCTTGAGGACCGCGGCCGAAGGGAACCCCGTCCGACCAGGCACCTATGTCATTGGAAAGTTTGAAATAGACCGTGCCTGTCTCGACGTCGAGAAACGAAAAATTGGCGGGTTCCGCATTGTAAGCGCTCCTGTCCGCGGTAAGCCCGGAAGCGTCCGGATCGAAGGACTTGCCCACCGGACCTTCCGGGCCTTGAGTGCCTTGGGTCCCGATCGGCCCTTGGGATCCCGTCGGCCCTGTCGGTCCTTCCGGTCCTCGCGGACCTTCCGGTCCCTGCAGTCCGGTCGGCCCCCTGGGACCTTCATAGCCCAGAGGACCGCGCTCCCCCTGTGGTCCCTGAGGCCCCTCCGGTCCTTGAGCGCCCGCCGGTCCGGTCGGGCCCTGGTCGCCAACCGGCCCCTTGGGTCCCTGAGCTCCAGGCAGCGAGGCGATTTCCAGAACCTGCTGAAGGGTCGGCAGGTCGCCATTGTCCGCCGCTTCGATCCCGTTGATCACGCGTCTTCCCAGCAGATCGAAACCGCCGTTCTTCTCCATCAGCGCCCGGGTCGCCACGGACTGCATGTTGATCGCGGTGCGGTCCATCGCCCGCTCCATGACGGCCGGGTCAATCTCCCCGCCTGCCAGGCTGTAGGGCTGGTCGAATGCACCGACCAGCAAGACCGTGAGCTGTTCTCCGGTCTGCAAGGCCGCGGCATCGAAAAAAACGGTACCGGTCGAAAAATTTCCTCCGGAATAGAACCAGTTGCCGGGGCTCTGCTGGTAAATCCAGATCGTCGTTGCACCTTCCGTTGAAGTGTGAACGACCTGCAGGTTACTTTGATCGACAAACTGGAACGGCAGGTCGACACGATTGGTCACGCCGTCGCCCTGTATCTGGGCACGGCCGTCCGTTAAGGCAGCTACTGTCATGAATTTTCCTTCGTAATTGCAGCGGCTTCAATTGCCGAGTGCACGAAAATCTATTGGCGGCCAGAGCATCCAGCGTTCGCCCAAACGTCGAGAAATTCTGTAAATTATTGAAATAAAAAGATTATCTGCTATCACATCAATCCACATGTGAGCGATTTGACGTAAAGGGTGATGGACCTCAACCAACTGTTAAATTGAAAGCCGCCACATCAGCGGCGAAGCCTGTAGAGGCGGAGATGATATGCAAAGGGGTTTGAGAACGACCGGAAGAAAAAGCCATGACCGCGAATTGATCGGCGTGCGTTGAGTGGAATATCAATTTTTCTGGCACCAGGAGGGCACGCGTACCTGAAGAACAAGAGAGATGGAATGCACGAGAGTCTGGCAAATCCCTCTAATCATTCACAATCTCGGTTGCGGAAGCGCATACAATTTTCCCGTCTTCAGACCATACTTCCAAGGCAAGATCTTCATATTCAAAGGGAGTTTGAATCGATCCGTCCTCGTATTCTACGCTCGTGCCTATTTCGTCCGGATCCCGGCCCATATGCTCAATGAATTCGGCTTCAGACATTCCGATAAGATTTTTTCCCTTGTAACCAAAGAAATCATCGCATCGAACGCCGACAATCTTGCCTTCTTCAGTCCAGACCGTTTTGTCCTCCCCGCCAAATTCATATTCTCCCCATCCAGTCGCATCGGTCCCTTCCGGTTCTATGAGAGCGACATCAAAATCCGCCTGATAGTCCTGGAGAGACACACCGAATTTAACCGGCCCCACAGAAACCCCCGGTCGCCACTTCCAGTCAGTGCCTTTCATCGCTCACCCTTCCCTCTCGTGCTATGGATTTCGCCCTTTGCCGCTCTTTGAGCCGCTTTCTTGACGTTCCTGATTTTTCTATCCAGCAGCTTCTTTTCGCGCCGGGTTTTCGCATCTGCGAGTTTGGCGTTTAAATTCTCAACCTGCTTCTGCGCTTTTTCCGTCGCCCTTCCGCCATCTCCATGGTTGTCGTTTTTGCCACTGTCGGATGCTTTTTTGCCTCCTCCCGTTCGACCTCTTTTGTTCAACAGAACCGATGCTGTCGAAGCCGGGTTCATCAGGTCCGACATCAGGCGGACATAGGGATAGGCGTCTGCACCCATTTGAGTAGGCGAAAGCCCACCATAAAATTCACTCGGCTCATCGGGATTGAGCCGGCCTATGACGGGTACACCGACGGACTTGCTGAAATCGTTGACGCTACCCGCGAGCTTGATCTCGTCCCCCGGCCTGTTTTGCCGGCGATTTTGCTCGACGAAGTCAATTCCGTTTAAAAATTCATCTCCGGGAATTTGAACATCGCCATAGGCTGAGGCCCCAAGCCGATCCAGAATTTCTGTCGCTTCGATCTGTTTCCGCTTGCCTCCGGACAACTCTCTTTCAAACTCTTGTTCAAGATCGGCGCGTCGTTCGGGGTCATTGGCCGTTACCAGTTTTTCAGCAGCCTCCTCGACATTCATCCCGTTCAGGTCGGTGAGCAATCGCCATTTGGTTAAGGCTTCCTCAAGGCCTTCTGCCTGCTCAATTTCCCGCACAGCATTCGGGTTGATCGCGAATATTTGCGTCAGATTCTCGTAAGCGTTGCCAACTTCTTGAGGATCATTGCTCGCCAGGCCCTTTTTGAGCGAATTCACATATGGTTTAGGCAACACACCCTTGGCGTGCAAAATCCCCCGCGCCAGCGCATTTCGATCCGTTTCACCGTCATCGAGATAAGCAAAGGCCCGATCCACGAAACGGCTTTGGGCTGGGCCCAGATCTTCTCCCGGTTCTGAGAATAGCACTCGATTAACTGCGTCAATGTTCTCTTTTTGTTCTGAAATAGCATGGTTCAGACTTTTGATCAACTGCACCTTCTGAAACGGTTCGAGAACTGAATTGTTCTCGATTTCTCCCGGGTCGAAATGCCCATGCGCCTTCGCAATTCTGTCGGCAATGCGTTCTGATTCGGACAGGGCCGTAGCGATCGTTTTTTTCACCGCGTTTTCATGCAGTCGCTTCAAGAAAACGTCCGGCATGCCCCTGAGCCGGACAGGCCCCGCTCCGGAACTCGATACCCCGGGCAGGTCTTCATCTATCTGAAGTTCATCATCGCCGGCGGCCAGCATTTCTCGCCGTCTCAGCTCGCTTTCAAGTACGGCAACCTGTTCCTTGGGAGGACGGGTCTCAAGCCAGGCTCCGGTAAGCTGCGCATCCAGCTCGCGGAGCGCATCTTCTTTCTCGTCCGGCGGCAAAGGCATCGCAGCCAGAACCGCCTCGCCTTCCTTGAAGGCGTCTTCAAGCAATTCCGGGTTTTCCCGGACATCGGAGGCAAGCTGCGCCGAAACATCCAGCCCCCCCTGCCGAAAATAAGTTCTGTTTGCTGCATTTTCCTGAGCGGCAAAACCGCTGACATACCCTGCCCGCCTTGCCTCGAATTCCTGGTTGAAGCTGGCATGCACGGTTTCGGGCAGCGCTTTGAGAGCGTCTTCGCGTCCCTTTTCCAGATGCGCGAGCATGGCTTCGGTGTATCCGGCGGCACCCGGATGAAGCTTTTGCAACTCCTCCGCCTGCCTGACCGTCATAGAGGCCCGCAACTGCCGTTGAGCCTTGATCTGCTCAAAGTCGTCTATCTGCTGCTGACGCCTTTGAGCGAGCTGCGCCAACCGGCCGGCCTGTCCTGCGGACCGCTGGATCTGGCCTCCCAGTGCCGCGATTGCACTCCCGACGGCTGTGTCCGCAATCACCTGCGGGCGGCGCACGCCCGGAAGCCCCTGCGCACCGCTGTATTTTTCTAATCTTGCCATATTATGAGAACCGTTCGCCGTCAGCTGATTTTCGAAGTGCTGCTGTAAATGGCATTGCCGAGTGTGGTTGCCGCACTGGTGGCACCGCCCAGGATCGCGCCTGCCGCGCCGATCCTTCCGGCCCGGCGCTGGGATTTCGCCCGCTCTCTGGCTGCGCTGGATTCGAATGCAAGATTGCCTCGCTCACCCTCGGCCCTGTAACGGATCGCCTCGATGTCCTGAGCGGCTTCGTAAGCATTGTCGTCCGCGACATCGGTGAGCGAACCGGTTTCCGACAAGCCCCGTTCAGCACCTGCGGCCCGGTTGTCGCCTAGCACACGATCCAGGCGTTCAAGCGTTCGTTTTCGTTCGAAAGATGCCTGCGTCTGGTTTACGTCCTTCTGTCGATCCGTTAGCTGGGCGCGGCGTTCCTCCGCCTGTGCCTCCGCTTCCGACTGCTGACGGATGCCCTGGGCCTGAACGACGCCGCCGGCCAGGGATCCCAATACGGAAACCGCCGTTAAAATTGCTGGATGACACATGTTTCAAGGCTCCGCGTCTCGGCCGAAATTGACGGCCAGGATGGTGCAGGGTTTGCCGCCGCCCGCTTCCAGCGTCAGTTGCCCCCCGTCTTCCCATCGGGTTTCGATTGTCTGATCGAGCACACCCGTGCGCAGCGGCGCCGGTTGACCCGCCGGATCGCCTGCCCGGTAGTAGATCAGCTCGTCCAGATAGGTTTCGTCGGCGCCCGCTTTCAGCGTGCCGGTTTCCAGAACCGCAACATTGCAGCTGTCGATCCGCATTTTTCGGCCCATCGCCGATCCGTCCTGGGTTTTGACCGGAAAAGGCAGCGTTTTGGCTCTCGCCTGTACATCCAGCCCGATAAGGATTTTTTGCGCGGTCTGCCCGTTGGGCAGGTTCACCTCGCCGTCGCTCACGCTTGCCCTATAATCCGTCCCGTCCGCGTAGAGGACAACATCCTCCCCTTCCAGATAGCCGAGGCCGGTAATCGTGTTCGCGGGAGCACCTTCGTAACGGCTGGCACAATCCAGATGCCAGGCGTCTTCGATAGCGCCTCCCGCAAAGGGCCTTTGCATGATTTCGATATAGCGCTTCGTCTGACCGTTGATGGTCCGCTTGACGATCATCCAGACCTCATCCGCCACTGTTCCGGAGAGGTCGGCCATGCATTCCACCACGCCGCCAAAGTCATGACGCTGCATGCCGTAAACCTGCTGCTGCCGCTCATAGGTAAAACCGATGGCACGTCCCTGCGTGTCCCAGGCCCAGATGATGCTATCGGGATATTGCTGATAGCAGGCCCCGGAAATGCGCTCGCGGAAGAGATGCGATTGCACCTCGCTGACGGATTGCGAAACCCTGCCGTCCGCCCCGAAATCATAGGCCATTTCCCGCATATCGGTCGCATACGGGCCGAAATAAAGCAGAACGGAACCGACCTTGATCGGGCTGATACTGTTGGCGCCGAAATTGGTCTCCGGCCGCTGATCGACATTCTCCGGCCCGTAAGGATCCTGGTCCGTCGCCTTGCCGACGGCCCGCACCGCCCTTGTGGTGCCGACGATCAGGTCATTGTCGTCAATGAGCCACTGAATGCGGTTCACCTGCCCCGACAATATGCCGGCGGTCACAGCATCCGACGCATCCAGAACGTGGGAGACCGAAAAGTTGGTGAAGTCCTCCGTCTGGCTTTCCCATATTTTCTGCGGCTCTTGCTGCGTTCCGGCAAAGGCAAGACGGCTTTTGTGCCACCCGACTGTATCCGGCCAGCCGGTAGTTGCGGACCATGCTCCAAGCCGCCAGATGCTCTGGGCCTTCGTGTCCTGCAGCGACTGCCCGAAAAGCTGGACCTGAACGACGGAGGAGGACGTCCGGCTGGTTATCTTGAACCAGCGCCAGAACCCGTCAGACCCGCGAAAGCGCACATGCCGGCCGACATCCGAGGTCTTGAACCCGGCGCTGCCGTTGATACCCGCCGTACTCGATGCCGTCAGGTTAAACGGCGTCTGATCTTCTCCAGCCTGATGATACACGATCTGACCGATCGCCGAATTGTCCGAACTGGAACCGCCGCCCTGGGTGAAGCTCAGCCTGTAGTAGGAAAAGGCAGTCTCGTTGTGGAAGGCATATTGCCGCCATTCGTTCGAAGCCCAGGTGTCCTGACCGTCCTGCGTATCCAGAATGGTCCAGCTCGAGCCGTTGTTCGACGCCTCTATGTTCCATTGCCAGGGCATGTCGTCATTCTGGCTGTTGTCATTGGGCGACTGCAGCATGTAGCCGTCGATCACCACCGCGCCTGGAAAGTGATACTGCACCCATCCGTTTCCGCTGCCGGACAGAACGACTTTACCTTCCGAACGGTTGAACACCTGCCAGGCGCTTGCACTGCCGTTGGAGGCCGAGACCGTCCCGCTCGGCGCCGAATTGGACGACATGTCCGGCACCGGGTTCCCGGTGCCGGAAGGCTTCAGGTTGGTCGGCGATATGTTGACGTCCAGAAAGGGACCGTCCTTGAAGGACATCGGCGCCATCGCCCACGAAGTCTCTCCCAGGCGCTGCAGGGCCTGCGGCGGCACTCCGCCGCCTGTGATGAACAGCGTGTCGGTGGACTGGACGAATTTCAGCTCCGGCAACACTGTCTTGCTGTAGGGCGTCGCCACCTCCACAGAGCCCACACGGCCGGAATTGGTATAAACCCGGAAGAAATAATCCCCGAATTCCAGCATGTAATACTGGCCGTTGCCGAACTCGAACGGGATCAGCCAGCCGCTGTCCGCGCTGCCCTTGAGCTCTGCAACGAACTTGGTTCCGCCGCGCCGGCGCAGCCCGCCGCGCTTGAGCGTGACGAAATTCCGGCATTCTGCGAGCGAGGAGCGGAAGAGTTCGAGATCCGAACGGTAGATGAGTTCGGGGTCAAGTTCGCCCCGGCTGAATGTCGCTTGAAGGTGATAGCTCATCGGTCTGTGACTATTTCCAGATCAATCATGGGCAGGGGCGTGCCCTGCATGGCATCGAAGGTTCCGGCCTGATCGAAGGTCTCGCGCGCCGCCTGCCGCAGGGCCTCGGCCCGGCTGTTCTTGCCGGTGATCGCATGGGCACAGCCCGCCGCCAGAAACAGCGAGAAACCGTGCACAAACAGGGGCGCGAACTCGGCCTCCCGGAGCACCCGCCGGATATGACGCAGCGGGAATGGCGGTGGCTGATCGGTCATGATCCGCTGTCCGACCACTTCAAACGGAATGATGCTGCCTCCGGCCTCGCCATTCACTGTCTGTTGCGGCATCCGCAAGCTGTCGGACGGTATCTTGTACTGGTAGGTCCAGCGGAAGGGAGGCCTCTCCGTTTCCGCCGCCAGATTCACCAGTTCCGTGGCGAAGTCCCAGTCATGCATGGCAAGATACGCATCGCGGTGGGCGGCGTAGTGGTTGCGGAACCAGCGGGAGGCGACTGAGGAAAAATCGAAATCGCGGATCGGCGCCTCTTTCAAATGAGCAAGCGCAAGGTTCGCCATCTCAACGGATGTGTTGACCGTACCGGACATGTAAACGCTTTCTTTTCTGAAATTCAGGCTGCCGCATTCCCGGCAAATTGGGCCTCGTAGGCGGTGAGTGCCTCAACGGCTTCATTTTTGTTGGCCGTCGTAACACCGGCATAGTGAGCCGCCATCGCCTGTTGCGTCTTCCAGTGCTCCTTGCGCCAGCCGTTGGGCAGCGCTTTGGGTGGCATTGGCGCGCCGGATGCCTTGCGTTTGCGGTTCCAGTCGGCGGAAAGCGCATCGCGCAGGTCCGCGCGTCTTTCTTCCGGGCTTTTTCTCCCGTCACCGCAACGCGCCTGGAAATCCGTCTCGTGATTTTCTTCAAGCGTCTGCAGATGTTTCAGGCGCCGCATGATTATCTCGTCCATTTCAAACCCCTCCCCGCAAAGAAAAAGGGCGGCCGAAGCCACCCCTGAAAATTCGCTACATCGCAGCAGGAACTAGATATTCACCTTCAGGCAGGCGAATTTCACATTCTTGCGGGTGTACTTCCGGTCCCAGTTGGCCGCATTGCGCAGTTCCGCCAGCGACGCGCCCTGGGATTTGGCAAGAGAGCTGGCCAGGAAATCCATGCCGGCCGGGTGGATCAGCTCGAAGCGCCGGGTGGTCAGGTAATCCGCGCCACCGCCGTCGCCGATGTCCGGATCGCGGGTGATTTCCGTGCCTTCATTGCCGTAGATCGTCTGCCGGTTCGGGACCTCGTCAAAATGCATGAAAGCGCCCGGAGCAAACAGGAAGCAGGAATATTCATCGGAATTCGAACCCGCAGTCACGGGCATCATTTCGGAATGAACAACCATCATGCCGGCATAATAGGGCACCTCGAAGGGAGCCTCGGACGGCTTCTTGAACTCGATCTTTTCATCGTCCAGGAGCGTACCGTATACGAAGCTGTGCATGGCGATGACGCGCAGATCGTCGAGATTCTCGCCCATCGTAAGCCGGGCCCGGTTGATCGCCTGGTAGCTGATCCGGTTTGCCGCCGTCGGCGAACCCACATCGGAATAGATCGAATACACCATGTCGCCGCCGTCATTGGCCACATTGTCCGCGATCACACCTTCGGCGGTGGCGATGATCCGCTCTTCCTTGCGCCGGCCCCAATAGGCGCCGATCCGTTCGGCAACCCGGTTCATGGCGCTGTCGCCTCTGCCCGTCGCGGCATAACTCGCCACCGTCTTGGCACCATATTTTTTGGCAAGACGATGCTTGTAGGCTTTCATGTCACTGGCGGTGATCTTGCTGGTGGTGATCTTGTTGTCGCTGTCGTCCATCACCGTCGGTTCGGCATCGTCCAGATCTTCCCAGTAGGGCACCTCGATCTGGTTGCCGCCGGTCTTGAAGCGCTTGGCGATCTCCGGCGCCGGTGCCGCCAGGATGCCGGATTTTTCCAGCATGACCAGCTTTGCCGGCTTGTTCTCCGCCATGTAAGGCGTAAAGACACGCGGCACGACGATGTCAGAAATTGCAGAAGTCATGGATTTTCCTTGAGTTGAGTTGAAGTCATCTATGAGAATTTCCGGCCGCACCGGGAAAGACGGGTGGCGTACGAGCCCCACCGCGGTTTGCACTGGAATTGAGTGCAGGCACGCTGCTGCTGCCGTATTCCGGCTGGACACAGCGCAATCAGGAACCGGGAAACCCCGTTCCAATCTGTATGGATTTCATGTCAGCAGCTTCAGCTCTCTTGTCCGGAGCCAGGCGCCGGATGAAAGCAAAACCCCGGCGCAAGGCCGGGGTGCACGGGAAGCAACGGTAAACTGAAAACCGCAGCAACCGTTCTCAAGCGTATTACGTCTAGGCGGGTGGCCGGGTTCAGGAAGACGCCAAAGGCAGAATTTGCTTTGCAAATGCGTTCGGCGGTCTCCTCAATTTAATTTAGGCAACAGGCTATTGAGCTTTCAAAGCCCGAACATCCTCGGATCGCGGCCCGCGGAGACGATCAGCTGGCGCGCGCGCGCAGGATTGCTTTCCAGCAATTCCGATTGCAGCCTTAGATTGGGATTTCCCTTGTCGAACGGATTTGCTCCGCCGGGACCTTCGCCAAGCCCGCTCAAACCGTCCTCGGCGAAAGCACTGTCGTGCACAAAAGCAAGCAGTTTGACTGCGACCGGATCGATCACCTTCTGCAGGCCGTCTTTTCCGGCTTCCGTCAAAGCGCCCTTTTCCGAGAACCAGTTCGTAAGGTCTACACCTGCCGACTTCAGGCCACTTATTGCCCTGTCCGCCTTGGCAACCACGTTCTGGTAACTGTCGCTGTCCGGCTCTCCATATTCCTTCACCAGCGCCAGATGCGCCGCTTCCGCGGTTTCTGTCTGTTTCAATGAGGCTTCGCGGGCCGTTTCCTCGTGGGAAGCAAACTGCTCGGCCATCTTGCCGACCCATCGATCATGCAGCGCTTGCGCGGCGTCCGGGTGAAGCCCCGCTTCCTGGAACCATCCTCCCGCCTCCTCGGCAAAGGACTGATCATAGGGAAAGTTCTCCGGCAACGCGTCGGGCAACTTGAACTGATATCCCTCTTTTGGCGTCCAGTTCCTGGAGATATCCGCGTAAAACGCCGCTTTCGCTTCGGCGCTGGCCGTCTTGTCCGGAACAGTCAGCGACCCGGAAAGCTGCTCCTGCAGCGAACGGTAGCTTTCCAGAACATTGCCGACGCCCCGCCAGCCGTTTTCGGATGCGAAAGCCTTGTCTTCATCGCTCAAGGCGGACAGGAATGCGGTATTCTCGGGGTCCATATCATTCCCCGTGTCAACACCCTCGCTTACGTCAATTTCGCCGTCGATCATCAAAAGTCCTCATCCGTTTCAAAGTCAGGCAGGGTTTCCAGCCGGGCGGCTTCCTGAAGGGCGGCATGCTCTTCCGGCGAAATTCGGATCATGGCAAGGATGCGGGCATAAAGCGCCTTGCGTCCGTCCAGGTAACCGCTCGCACGCGGTTCGAGACTGGAAGGCGGCGCCTGATAGATCCCGCATTCCGCAGCCAGGTCCGCCAGCACCGTTTCACCTTCCCGGCACAAAAAAACGGACCGGTAGGCCCGTTCGATCGCTGCCGCTCTGTCCCGCCGCCGCCGTGCGACCCGTTTCAGGCTATGCCAGACCATCCAGCCCCTCCTGCCCGCCGATGGCTTTCAACAAAGGCGTTCCGTCCTTGGCCATCCGGGCCATGCTTTCACCTGCCGCAAGCTGCTGCTGCTGTTCCTGCTGCGCCGCCCGCTCGCTCCGCAGGGCTTCCACTTCCTCCGGTCTGCGTTTCAGTTTCGCCGGCAGGCCCAGCGCGCGCCGGGTCAGGTCGTATTCCTCTTCCCGGTCATGCAGATCCAGGATGGACGGATCGGCACCGGCGGCTATGCCGAGATAGTCCTGGAAGCCCATGATCGCCTCGAAATGCCCGGCCTCGCGCATCTGGTCGATCGGAGCCGTCGAGGTCAGCGTGACATCGCTTTCAAGAACGCTCTCGGGCGGCGCCAGGGGAGATCCCGGGGCGAATGCACCCCGCCGGCCAAGAATGCCGATCTCCCGCTCGAACAAGGCCTCGTTCCCCGCCAGGATATTCGTCGAGAACGGCCCGATCATATCGGCCATTTCCTTGCGGCGGATATTGGCCTCTGTTGCCGTCCTGCCGTTTCCTTGCAGCAGCGTCTGCCAGAGGTCCCCATAGAGCCCGACACGCAATTTTTCACGGATATTCTCGATCTGCGCGTCGGCCGCGCCCGGATTGACCGTATCGATCATCGGCCGGAACAACGGCCGCCCCTGTTCGTCGATCAGTCCGGGATTCGTCCGGCCGGGGTTGAGATCGAGCTGCCGCTCCTGCGCATGCGTTGCGATCGGCGGCCGCACCGCCTGTGAGCTTGCGATCAGTCCATCCCGGGCAAGGCTCTGCAGGCTCTTGATATCGCTCATCAGCTTTGCCTGCGGTGGCGAGCCGTAAGGCGACAATCCGTCCCGGTCCCAGCGGCTGATCACCAGCGGATATTCGAAAAACCCGCCCCGTCGGCAGATGTGTTTGCTCTCTTCCTCGAAATGCAGGCTTTCATAGCGGGATTTCCGGACGTCCCCCGCCTGTCCATGACCGCCTTCGCGCACGAAACACGCATGCACGAACGCGTGTTCGGTGTTCTTGCGCTTCGGATCCCCGGCTTCTTCCTTCACCTTTTCCGAAACGTTGCCGCCGTATTCCTTCACCGCCTGCCAGGCCTTCAGCATGCGCACACGGAAGAACCCGCAATCGTTTCCCTGCGCATCCACGATCAGATAAATTTCGTAGAGCGGCACGTAACGGTATTGAACCGGCGTTCGAATATCGGCCAGATTGTCCTCGTTCTCGATCGGAAAGAGAACGCCTGTGCCGAGCTTGACAGTCGACAGAAGTCGGGAGCGATTGGCGAGCGCGAAGCCGGACCGGCCGGAATAACGAACACGGAAGAGATGATCGCGCACCAGCTCGAAGAATTCTTCATCGATCTGCGATGGCGGCGGCGCGAAGGGATCGCCGAAACCGACACCGTGCCAGGCAAAGCCTTCCGGCATGGTCAGCGAGCCGACGCCGGAGGCCAGGCGATCCAGCAGCCAGACCGCCGTCGGATCGTAGAGTTTGCGGGAACGCTCGCGCGCCGCCGAATGCCGCAAGGCGCTCATTCCGTCCGGCGCAGTCACCCCGCCCGGCCGGTTAAACGCCCGCTCCATGTCGGGCGCGGTGTAGGTCACATATTCCTGCCAGTCGGCCTCATACCATTGACGCTCGGCGCGCGCGGACTGCAGTTCCGATTTCAGATCGTCGACAATGCCCATCAGGCCCGCCCCAAAAGCGTTACGCCAGGCCTTGAGGCGCTGCCGTAATCGGCGACACCCAGCGGGCTGGTCAGGTTGGTTGCCCGCGTGCCATAGGCAGCGGCCCGGCGGCGCCGGTTGTTTTCCTGCAGGTTCCTGGCCTGCCGCTGCGGATCGGGCTCGCGCGGCGGCGGCGGTGTCGGTTCCGGGTCCGGCTGCTTCGAGCCACCCCCACCAAACATGCACATGAGTGGTCCCTTTCTGATGCTGGTTGAATTTTTTGGAAGGTGAACAGGCTTGGCCCAGCGATAGCGCACGGCTTGCCGCCCCTGGAGAGACGGCCTCTCGATGGTTTCAACGTTCAAGATCTGGGAAACACCTGGACCACTGACTGCGCGGCAACGGCCGCACTTGTCCAAGGTAGCGGTATGAGGACTGTTTTAGCCACGATGTGACGAACCGTCCAGAGCTTGCGCTCGACTGAAGCTGTTGTTTAGACGAAACTTTTGAAAAAGGGCTTATCGAACAACCGCGTTTAGCGTTTGCCTCTTAATGCGTTTTCGACTGATATTTTTCACTTACCCAACCTCGCCCGAGCGCCCCACCACCGCAAGCACTCTTCCTTTGGCGGATCGACGCGATACGCCCGCTGAAATCAGATTGAAGAATTGATCGTTTTGAAGGGAACGGCGACTTCTCGACGTGCCGTCAGCGTTCCTGCAGCGCAAGGCGTACGCCAAGTGCACAATAGATTCCGCCGACGACCTTTCCCTGCCATTTGAGCACAGCCGGATGGCGACGCAGAAAGGTGCCGAGACTACCCGCGCCAAGAGCGAAAATCATAGTGCTCAACAGACCGAGCAGCACGAAAACAGCACCGAGCACCGACAACTGAAGCACTACGGATCCATTTTCCGGCTTCACGAATTGCGGCAGAAAAGCCAGGAAGAACAGTGCCGTCTTCGGGTTCAGCACTTCCGCGATGACCGCCTGATGAAATGCCTTTCCGGCTGTTATCGGCTGCCTGCCGCGCGTCAGGTCCAGGGGTGCCTTTTCCAGGATCGCGCGGATACCGAGATAGATGAGATAGGCCGCCCCCGCATATTTGATGATACTGAACAGGACGGCGGAAGTTGCGATGATCGCCGAAACGCCGGCAATCGCCATGACTGTGTGAACCACGTCGCCGGCCGCTATTCCCGCGCCCGTCGCGATACCGACCTTCGCTCCGGAGCTCGTCGCCCGGGCCACGGTCAAAAGCGTCGCCGGCCCGGGAATAAAGACGAAGCCAAGCACGATCATGACATAGGCAATCATTGTGGTGGTGTCGATCATGGCCGTCTCCTGGGTTTTGAACCGCATAGAAGCAGCACCCGCCTTCCCATGCAAGGTTAGTTCCTTTGCTCTCCGCCTTCCGAGGGCCGAATTCAAGCGCTTGGTTTCTGGCGCCTGAAAGAGTGCCACTCACAGCTTGTGTGCCCGGCAGCATCAGATCGGAGCATCTTCAAAAATCTTCAGAACTTATCTCGTTTTGCAGAACTGAGACGCCGCTTGCCCGCACCCAGGCATATACATAAAAGTCCTCGCCTCCCCGGCCGTAGGACCGCAGCCGGCCCTCCCTTTTGGCGCCGAGTGCCTCGATCCAGCCATGCGCGATGTCATGATCCACCAGTGTGATCACCTGCAGGCGGCGGCATTCGCGCACGATCTGCGGACGCAGGCTGGTGATATGCCGGGTCATCATCGGCACGCAGCGCCTGAACCGCGGCGTTCCGAAAGCCCAGGCCTGCCAATGCTCGGGATCGAAGGCCGAGGCCCGGCTGAAACCGTAAGCCGCCGCCGGCTGACCGTCGTACCAGATCGACCAGACCATACCCGGGATGGCCGTTTCCAGGGCGCAAAGCCCCAGCGCCCGCGTGTTCCAGTCCTTCCAGAGACAGGCGATTTCCCTGAAATCCTCCACCCGCATGTTGGCCGCGATGAAACTGGCGTCGCGCACGCACAGATCCTTGATCAAAAGCCGTCCAGGGGATCGGACAGTGGGGCCATCCCCGCCCGTTTCGAGGTCTTCAGCACCTTCTTCAGTTCCGCCTTTTCCTTCCATCCCAAAGCCTCGACAATCGCATCCGCTTCGTCCGGGGAAGAACCGAGCCGTTCCCTTATTTCTTCCTTGCTCTCGATCAGTATGCTGCCGCCTTTCATCTTCCAGCGATGAGCGGTGAGCTGCGCCTTGACGGTCGACGTGCGCTTGATCGCCAGCCCCATGCCGCTTTTCGGATGCAGCGCCTCGCGCAACCGCCAGTAAAGCTGCGCACGAAGATTGTAGAACGGGATCCTGCTGTCCTTCGCGCACTCCCCCGAATGAGCGGAAAACACGCATTTCTCGACCGGGACATTGTTTTCCCTTTGAAGGAATCCAACCGTATCGCCGCCCCAGCCGCCGGTGCAGTCCACCACGATCAGCGCGTTGTCCCGCCGCTCCCGGATGATCAGCGAACCGACATCCGCGCCATCTCTGGTGTCTGATCCTTTCGCCACGATATTCTGTTCGAACCGCCGCTCGTGCAGCGGCTGCAGAACGGTCTTGTCCTTGCCACCCTGCGCCACATCGACGGCCAGCACACTCATCGGCGCGTCCTTGTCGATACCTTCCTCATAGCGTTGAAAGGCCAGATCCACCCAGTCCGACGGGATCACCTGCCAGTCATGGTCCTGGCGCGCGGCGAGGAAATCGCCGGTCTTCAGCGCCGTACGCATCGGCTCCGGCATCTGGTCGAGTTGGGCGTCGTAGTCGGCGCCCAGATACTTGTTGTCGCCGCGCCTTGCCGGGATGAAAGTCCGGCTTTTGGGCGTGCGGGTCTCGCCTTCGATCTCGACCGGTTCGGGCCCATCCACCCAAACGGTGCGGACGGCGTCGCCGTCGTCGATGAAGACGGCCCAGAGCAGCTCACCGGGTTTCACCCTGCCGTAAAGCGGATGCATCGGGTCCAGCCAGGGAGCGAACCACTCGCTCAGAAAGTCACCCTGCCCGCCCAGCGGCGGATTGGTGGCAATCAGGCCGCGGCAGCGCTGCCCCTTCCGTGCGGAGCGCAGCCAGCCGAGCACGAAGAGGATTTTGCGCGGATCCATCTGCGCACCTTCGTCAAACGCCTTGAAGTCATGATCGCGCCCCTGCCAGTCCTCTTCCGACCCCGGCAGGCCTAGATGTCCGAATTCGATGATACGTTCATCCGGCCCCACCCATCTCGGCGGATTGCCGGAGATCTTGCCCATACCCGCCTGCCGCAACAGCGTGTTCATCCGCTCGATCAGCCCCTTGAGGGATTTCAGCGACTGGCGGAAAATCGCCGTCTTGTGATGGGCGAAAAGCGCCAGCCCGGCGATCAGATCCGTCTTGCCGCCTCCGGCTGCGCCACCGTAAAGCGTCAGATCGGCCTCGCAGAAATACCCCTCCGTCTGCGGTCCCGGCTGTGGACGCCAGACGGCGAACTGCTCAAGAACGCCTGCCTCATCCAGTTGTTTTTGCAGGGCGACGCGATCCGGTGCGGCCATCTTGTCGATATGATCAATCAGCGTCTTGAGAGCCGTTGCCATCCGTCGGCATATCCTTTGCGGTCAGAAGGGCAAGAACGCCCAGAGCAATTTCCTCCGAGCTGCGCGGTTTGAATTTCTCAATTCTCTTGGCGTCGGCCGGCGCGCCCGGATTGATCCGGGTGTCAGCCTCGGGCCGGTCCCACCAGCCTGCACGATTTTTCATCGTGAAGGTCCAGGCGCTGGCGTTGAATTTGGCAAGCTCGCCCTTGGCGCCTTCCTTGCCGATCTTTTCCCATTCCAGCAAACCGAGCCGCATGGCTTCCTCAAGTTTCTCGGGCGGAAAATCTTCCGGGAACTGCTCCGCGTAATAGCGAATGGCTGTCCTGTCGGCGCCAGGAAAACTGTCGATGGAGTATCCGGCGGCAATATGCGCACACAGCGCCTCACACGCCCTGCGCCGCGTGGCCCTGGTTGGCCACTTCAGAGCGGGCGCATCACGTTCCGGTGTCGGCATTCCTGCCTTCCTTCAATCCGTTTCTTATGGTGAAATTCTGGCTGGCAGCCTCCCGTCCCCTCCAGGGCACGGTTCCGGTTAAGGCGCGGGAACCGGTGTGGGTGCAACATCCGCAGCCGCGTTCGGCAATTCCGGCCCGGCATGCCCTGCCTCTACCCGACGCATCCGGCCGCGTGCCTCTCTCTTGCCTTTGACCGCGCTGCGCACATCTGCCTGAAAGCTGTCCGTTACCGTGTGCCGCACGCCACTTTCATCGTCATAGGACAAGGTCATGCGCGGCCCCAGTCCCTGGTCATCGGTCATGCCCTTGTTCTTGTCGCGGCCGGATTTTTCGTTCGGCGAAAGATACCATCGGGCCGCCCGGATGCCCCGCGCCTCAAGCACCGATTCGGCGTCTTTCCGCACGTAACCGTGGCCATCCTTTTCAGGATCCGGATACATCTTTTCCACCGGATGTTTGACGACAGTTCCCTGCCCCTCGGGTACGAACCCAGAAAGGCCCCAGCTCCGCTCGAACCTCCAGGTCGCCAGCGCTTCAGCTACCCTGCTCTGACCACCGACATCGACGTAACTTTTCTTCAAAAGCGCTTTGTATTCATCGACAGCCGCCGCTTCCTCTTCCGGTGTGGAACCGAGCTGTCTGTAAGTATCATAGGAGGATTGCCGCTCTTGCCCGCTGCCGGTCGCAATAAGCGAACCTGGGTCCACAGCGTTGGCAGTCGGAGAGTATCCGGAAAGATCCGTGCGATCAGGCAGGGCCGGATCATCCGGCAGTAGATCGCTGGCAGAGCTTTCCGAACCACGCTCGAAGACCAGATAGTCCCCATATCTGGTTGCGAAATCCTGTTCCCAGGCGCTCCCCAGGGACTTGGCGGAAGCCAGCTCCGCGATGATGCCTGCCGCCAGGGCGGGCTCATTGACGTGCCGCTGCCGAATGGTCTCTTCGGTCGCCCCCCAGTCGATACGACCCGCCTGTTCCATGACGGCCCGATCTCCGTCAGTTTCTCTCTGCGGTGTCTTCAGGGGATCGAGAGCGCCCTCAATCTGGAGGTCCTCTTCACCCGCATCCTCACCGGCATTTTTGAACAGCTGCCCGACCACATCCTTGTGCTTTGAATATGTGTCCTTTCCCCAAAGGATCGGCGGCAGTTTGGAAAAGAATTCCGGATCGAACTCCTGATCGTCAAGGCTGCCAGGTGACCAGTGCTTTTTGTCCAGATCCGGCGCCCGCCCTCCGGACCACTGCACGATCCGATCGACCAGTGTGTTGCTGTTATTTGAGTCTGCGTGATATTTGCTCTCTTGCTCGGCTATTCCCTGCGCCATCCCAGCCATCTTGAAGAAGGTTCTGGAAAGATCCTCCCCTTCAAAAATGACTTCCCGCGGAGCCAGAAGTGCATTCTCCTGTTGCTTGGCTGAAGACTTGAAGACCTTTGCCGACAGATGCCCGAATCCGACAAGACCGGGCACGCCGCTGGAGACAAGTTCTTCGACCGGGCTGTATCCGTAATCTCTCGAACCACCACCGTGTATCTGGAACGTGCTTCCATCTGCACGCGTGTAAAGAATGAACTTGTGGTGAGCCAGATTACCAGTCTTGTCGATCGCGTCGTAACCGACTTCGATTTTTTCCAT